AGCTGGTCAAATTCCCAGTTTCTAGCTTCGTCATCCCAATCAAATGCCCCAGCATCCCAAAGAATATCGTTAACTGGACCATAAGTAAACACTTCTTTGGTCTCCTCGTCAACCATCTCTAGTACGGCTGGTCCTATTTCAGCAGCAGTAAAAGTGGAGGGTACAATAGCAAACTCTTGCTTAACTAATTTTATATTTGTCCGTATCACAATAGGATAACCAAACCTGTATAGTTTTGTTTTTGTTTAGACATAAAAAAAGCAGCCTTACGGGGCTGCTCTTTTAACAAAGGCTTTTATTTACTAAGAAATGTTAGCCTCAGAAATGAAATCTCCACTGACTAGGTTAGCAGGAGTTCTTTCCATGCCTGTAAATGTAAGGGTGTAACCAGAAAGATCACCCATAGCAGCACCAGTTACGATAGTACCACCAGTTACATCAGCACCATGCTCTCTACCTACCAAGAAGAAGTTTCCGTTGTAGTCCTCTACCACGATGTGTGGACGTCCAAATGCAAGCAATTTAACAGCTTGGTTATCGGCAGCACTCAATTTTGGTAGGGTAAGTTCTAATACTTGCTCAAAAGCAGTAGTTCCATTCTCTCTAGAAGATTGGATATTTTGTGTTAAAGAAGAGTTTCCTTTAAGTTCGTACTGAAAGAAGGCATCTCCTGTAAACTCCGTAGCTGCGATAGAGTCATCTGCACTTAAAGAAACAGAAATGGCTCCATAGTTAGCGAAGTAAACATTCTTAAGACCTCCTACAGAGTCTTTACAAGGTAACGCTCTTCCTGCTGAAATGTCACAACTCATAATTTTTTATTTTATTAAAAAAGGGCAGGCAGGCTCCAATGGCTTACCTGCCCCTTTTGTTATACAATTATTTTATTAAGCTAAAGTAAGAAGAACTAGATCAGATCCAATTCCGTACTGTACACCAGCAGTAAATCTCATGATAACGCGAACGTTTTGAGATCCGTCTAGGTCAGCCATGTCAATAACTTTTACTTCGTTAATTTCACTCAGCAAGCCTGTGCCAAAGTAAAGGTTGCTAGCTTCACCAGCGATGATGTGGTCAGCAGGCATTCCAGGAGCGTGTTGGATTTTAACACCGTCAAAGGACAATGCATTTCCGTTGTTGAACCAAAGTGAACCTTGTGAACCAACACCAGCAGCACCAACACCAGAAGCTCCGAATCCACCTAATGAACGGATATACGCTTTGTAAGCGATAGTTGGAACATAGATAGTAAGATCCTCACGACCATAAACAGTTGAAGGAACTGCATCCAAAGTGTTCTCCAGCAAGCTAACAATGTTATCTTTAGTGAATGAAGTAGCTGAAGCGTTGTCAGCATCATTTACAGTACCGTCAGCAGCCATAAGTACAGAGAAACCGTCAAACTCACCAGCAGTAGCGTTAACACCACCCCAGATGTTTTGCTCAGTCTTCTCAGCTACTTTACCAGCAACGTGAGCGATAAGGAAATCAGCAAATTTAGGAGGAAGTTGGTCAAATGCACCAACACCCATTTGGATAGCCTCCCAATCAGAACGGAAGTCTTTTTTGCAAAGTTCTACGTTTACTTGGAATTCTTCTGGCTGAAGGATACGCTCAGTAAGAGTTACAGATCCTGTGTCAGTGAAATCGCAAGTAGCGTTAGAGATAAGTCCTGAAGTATCAACTTTCTTGATTACTTCTTTGAATTTTACGTTTGGTTTAATGCCAATCGCATTTTCATTTAGTGTTTTGCCGCTTAAAAGTGCCGCAGAGATGTATTGACCTGCGAAACTTCCGCTGTAACTTGTTGTAATTGAGGTACTTGTTGCCATTTTTAAATAGATAAATTACTTGTTAAACATTTTTTCGTACACAACGCTCATGGTGTTGCGTGGCTTGATGCCTGAAAAGAACTGAGGTTTAGCTTCAGATTCTACTTCAGGTGAGTGAGTGATAGGCTCTGCGGCAGGCTCTTGAGCTGATAACTCTTCTTTAGCCAACTCTTCAGTAGGAATTTCTACTTCCATTTCCTCAGATCCCATTTTCTCTACGATTGCTTCGTACATAGCTTTCATTTCTGCAATAGCAGCTTGAAGCTCTTCTTTAGTAGCATATTTTACTTCTTCTTCTGCTACGTCTTCTGCTACATCTTCAGGAGCCATTTCATCTTCTGGCATTTCCTCAAGTTCTATAGCATCGTTTACTTCTACTTCCTCTGGCTTAAGATCCACTTGTGGCTCTTCTTCAGAAGAAAGCAGCACAGACTTTAATTTGTCTACGATTTCACTTGCTTTCATAAATACTTAATTTATATTAGGTTAACTATTGATTACTTTATCTGTTGTATTTTCAGATTCGTCCAATACCCTGATTAATCATGTTGCCGTTGCAACATCTTCTGCTATATAATCCACTCTTGCACAGACAAGCCCTCCTATTCTCTCTAGGGCTGGTTCTGCTAGGATTATACTTGCTTTTGTCTATTCTACGCATAAGATTGTACCTTTTGTATAAAATAGATAATATCCCAAACTTGAGCACTGCCACCCTTAGCGGTTATTCTCCACTCTGACCCATTAGCTATAAAGTTTGAATCTGCATAGTACTGAAATACTTGATGATAGTCGTGAGCAACCTCATTGCCCTTTGCAAAAGATATAGTGTCTCTGATTCTATCATAAGGCGTTCCGTTACCGCCCTCAAAGTGCAGCTCTAAATAAGTTTGGTTGGCATTTGGTGCTTGATACTTAAATACCAAAGTCATCATGTAGGTATCGTTTACAGCATCAGCAAGAACCTTCTTAGTTGTGGCATTGTAGTAATCTATGCCCTCATAGCTTCTATAGGAATTGGCTGCATTGTTGGGCAGCACTATTTCTGCATCCTGAACAAGCGGAAGTCTACTAGCGTTCGTCCATTCTCCATCATCATAACGAGTCCATCCCTTTCCAGACCCTGCTCCACCTTGAGGATACAGTTTTACCCATGCACCATTCCAAACAGTCCATACGCCTGCTGCTGTAGTTACATAAGCACCTTCCTCAATGTTGTAATACAGACGTTCTTCTTCAGTGTTTACGTCCGCTTGTACTTTGTACGATGTGTTGAATACGTTTGCCATTATCTACCCTGTCCTTTATATGGTTTAGTATAGTTTTTAGATGTCTTGCATTTAGACTGTTTTGTCTTGGCATGAACTCCCTTGCGATTAACCTTTGGTTTAGGCTGAAATACGACTATGTTCTGCTTCTTAGCCATCTATTGCATCAAGACCTTTAAGTTTAGACTCTACCCAATTTTTCATGCTTTTTCCTCCCCACAACAAGTAAGAAATGGTTCCGCAGGCTTCTGGCTTTGAAGCATCGTAATATGCCTCTGCTCGGCTTAAGTAACTGTAGATTCTTTTCAACGTGGGCAAAGTAAACTTCTCCCCTCTTACGAGCTGCTGTGCTCTTACTTTTCCTACTTGAGTAGCACATTTGTTTCCTAGTTCTTTATTACGCTCAATTCCTAATTTGGCGTTGTTTGAGGCACTTTTAGGATACCCGCCATATGATTCTAGCTCTACCTCTTCAGAAAGAGCTTCTACAGCCTCTAAAAGAGCATATTCCGCTTGAAGTTCCTCAAAGCAATCTTCGCAAAGGTCCTCTTCAATTTGTTCCTTAGGTCTATCAGAGCTATCGCTAAAGTATCCCTCAATACTAAAACCTTTAACCTTTCCAGTTTTGACAAATTCTTCCCAGACTTCATCGTTATTTACTTTTACAGACACCATCCAAGTGCCTTTTGGCATATTTAACTCGTATAGGGCAGATTTATCCTTCTTTTCATCTTCTACAATCCATGATTCAACAACAGACATGCCTTTGAGGCTGTATTCGTGCTCTAATGTTGAATTATTCTGGTTTCCTCTGCTTAAAAAGAGCTGAGATGCCTTTCTTACTGTATCTTCACTAAAAAAGATGTAGTATTCTTCGTCATCTGCCCCTCTTCTGTATATTTTTTTATTAGGAATAAGAGCTGGACCCATGAGTATACGTTTTTCAGCGTTTACCTCAGCCAATTCTATTCTTTCAGCCTTAAGAGCCACAAAATTCTCTTCAATAGCTGGATTTTCTACTATAGATATAGCCTGAATTCCAGAATCAAGGCTATCTTCCTCTATAAATAACTCGTAAACTTCCATATTAGGGTAACTTATAAGTTTCTATTCGTTTTATATTCCTGCTTCTTTGATCTTGTTTCGCTCTAAAGCTTGTGCAGTTGTAACTTCGCCAGCCACTACATAAGCTTTAACAGGTTGAGCCTTGCTTCCAGCTACCGCTTGTGCTAATTGGCTGGTTATGGTTCCGCCTATCACGTTAAATGCAGGACCTTGTGATTCTGCTGGCCCATCCTGAGCAGACAGGCTTGGAGCTGGAGCTGCGGTAGGCACAAACTTCTGACTTGCTATTGTAGCAATCTGAGCAGCACCTAAAGCACCAATAAATGCAGCCAAAGGAATGTTTGGCAATACTTTAGATACACCAACAGCGGTATTTA